GTTATCAAAGCACTCAAGAGGAATACGGAAGTCATTATCCCCAGCACTGTTAAGGCTCCCATGGTAACCAAAGTGACCAAATACAACGGCCCTTTTATCATCAATGCTAGCAAGGTGATTCTTAATAGTTTCTTCATTTTCATAGTGTGGGATTAAAATGCCCAAACCTCTATCTTCAGGTTCAAGACTTATTTTCAGCGGAAACGACATAGGTTTATCTGTGCAAACCTTAGCATACTTCGATTCAAACAATGACAATGCAGTAAGACCATCATCAGCCTTGGATACTGCATCGTGATTTCCTCTTACAATAAAAACATCAGCATGTAACTTGCTTAAAAGAGCTTTTAATGCAAGCATAACTTTTATGCTAGGATTTCTTTTATCGAAGATGTCTCCTAGAAATACAACCTTAGGATAATTAATAGGACATATCTCGTTGAAATCTTTTATCGTTTTCTCGATAAATGCACATTGTGCATCTAGGTAACCCGGAATATCATCCCGAAGGTGCAGGTCGCCAAAAATTAGCATTTGGGGATCACGCATTTGTTTCACCTCCTAGGATAGACGACTTAGTTATTTCCATTCTGTTTAGGTCAGGACAGACGAGAGTGTATATAGAATTTGCTGCACGCTGAATCTCGAACTGGGCATCGGGGTGTAGTCGTTGCTGCAAGAAGTGTAGTACCCCCTGCAAGCTCACAGTCCAATACGCCTCTGTGTAGATGTTTTGAGGAAGCATCATACGGGCGATCTCCTTGGCAATACCTGATTCAATTCTTTCCTCATATGCTTTGTAGGCAGCTTCGCACTCATTAAACATCTTAATTCTAGCTGCTGAGTGATCGAAGTCTGACCCAAGCACAACACTAGCCTGCTTATTCCCGTGAGGAGGATTTGCACGCATCATCATCGGGATATAGAACTCAGGCTTGAATGGAGCGTACCGACCGCTCACCTCATTCCACGAGCATCCCTTGTCTGTATCGTACATCAGATCAAACATCTCTACAGACACAGGGTTCCCGTCAACTTCGTATTTTCTCCAAGTACTGCCTACCTGATACTTTATCCATTGACGGAGTGTAAACAGGGGAGCCTTAATATGGAAGGTATAGTAGCTATGACGGAAGGGAGATGTATGCGAGTGTGCAAGAAGGAACTTAACTAAATTAATATCCTTCTCTTCCATCTCGTACCGTACTTTAGAATAACTAATGCGTGCTGCGTTTACTACTTTCAATGCAGCATCATTCTTCATCCTATCTACGATTGAAATAAACCCAATACCATCGTTGAGGAAATAACTTCTATTAGGGTTTTCAGCCGACAATGACATTCTTAATCTCCTTGATATTGGCGACACCGCCACTCTTGTTAAACTTTACATCTACACCGCCACCGAAGGAAGTTCCTACTTCTACCTCAATAGCCATAGGTACTGCACAATTAAACCCCATGACCTTACGGAGGTAGGGGTATTGTGTCATTTTATGATTCATAATCATAAGAGCTTCATCAATCTCGTCCTTAGGGCTAACAACTTCAATCGAGTCGTGTACGCTTGCAACAACACGAGATTGCATGTTTTGTGCTTTGAACTCTTGAGCAATATCTAGAAGTGCGAAGGTTGTGATCTCTGATGCAGAGCTTTGAATAATGAAGTTCACACCCTGACGCTCGCAGCGAGAACGGATCTTGGGGATAGGAGATCTGATATTGTCTAGATTTCTACGGCGACCGAAAATACTCTTGGCGTACTTGTTTTTGTTAATGTATTCCTTGACCTCATTCATCCAAGCAAACACGCCGGGATAAACCGTTCCATAAGTATCAATGATGTCTTTAGCCTCGTCGATATCAATATTAACAGTCTTACTCAGCTTGAACTCGCTACCGCCGTACACGATCAAGAATGAAACTGACTTAGCGATCTGGCGTTCTTCCTTAGTGATCTGGTCAATAGGCTTCTTCCAAATAAGCGAAGCTGTGTACTTGTGCAGGTCTTGACCAGAGAAGAACGCTTGCACTAAGTTCTTGTCTTTACACACATGAGCCAAGATTCTAAGTTCCATCGCTGAGTAGTCAGCAGCGATAAAGTAGTGATCCTTAGGGGCTACGAATAGGCTACGGATGTTTGGATCCTTGGTCCGAGGCAAAGTGTGGAACGACACACCCATATTCTCCTTAGCGGAATATGCAGCACAAGACAATCGTCCTGTAACTGTGCCATCGAATCGGAAGTCGTAGTACACCTTATCATGACCGTTGTATGTGATGGCTTTCCCCACGCCATCAATGTAAGTGGACTGCAACTTCTCTAGACCACGAAGTTCTTGAAGTTTGTTCAAGAAGTCGCGTGCTCGTTCTAGCTTCTCAGTAGGGGTGCTGCTGATTACACTCTTACTGACTGCGATAGGATCAGTTCTTGCCATAGATGTAATTATAGAGCCGAACCGCTTGTTTTTCTAGCTCTTCCACCGTACCCTCATTACGGATACGAACATCATATGGATATGAATCTAAAGATATCTCAGATACATCTTTCTCAAACTCGGGGTTAGCTCCTCTTTCTTCACGGATCTCATCAGATGCCTCGATCCGAACAACTAATACTTTTCTGTGAGTGTTAGCTGCAAAGAACTTACCATTCTCTATTTCGTTTGGATAACGAGCATCTGTGATGATTACATTATTTTGCTGATATTCATCACTGTAATAGATATGGTCTGCCCAAGTGTGGGGAGCTATCGCACGGACAAGGTTACCCCCGAAAATTAGTCTCTCTCTATAGATTTTTTTCTTTTCAGGATCATGTAGATCTTCTACAGGAACGCCTAGGACTTGGGCAGACAGTCTCTTCAACTCATCTGCAAATGCCATGCGGCGCAGAGAAGGATCGAGCTTAATCATAATTTTTGCAAGCTCGTCCTTCCCTGCACGCATCTTACCTGTTAATAACAATGTATACTTCATCTCGACTCCAGTTCATCTTCTATTTGCTCTAACAAAATCTCTATACACTCTGAGTTTACTGATGGCTTCCCCTTTGCCGTATTCACAGGAGGATACAGTTGAAAACTATCTTCCCGTGTGAATAGGATGTCTACCAAGTCAGCCGAGGAATTCATATTGTCTTCCGCAGCTACTTCTGGGATAGCCTTGATGTCCTGATGCTTACCAGTGATCTTAGCTTCAAGGTCTGCATTAAGTTTGTCTAGTGTACTTGAGTCTACTTCCAGACCATTGTACTCGATTTCAGCAAATACAGGGGTCATGGGGGCAATTAGATTCTCGTACAGGTGATGTAGCTCTAACTCCTTAAGCTGATCTTCCAACAAGTGGAAGATCTTCCAAGTGAAGAATGCATCTTGTGCATTACCTTCAGCCAACTCGGTGAGAGACATCTCAGCCCAGTTCTGCTTCTTGGGATCCTTAACGGTTAACATCAGAACTCCTTCAGGTACTCGGGGAAGTATTGCTTAACAAGATCCATCAACGACTTGGGTGCGTCTTCACGGATAAAGTGAGATACTAGCTTAGTGTCCCACACATTCGTAAATGTGATCCCCTGCCCATACAAGAACTTCAGGTCGAACTTAGCGTTCTGTAGAATCTTCTTGTTATTGGGGTTGTTGAAGATCTTGTTTAGTATAATAGCCACCTGCTTACGGTCTTCTACGGAAAACGGAGATTCTTTGTGGATGTAAGGAATGATGGCTTGCTTTAATTCTCCGTCCTGCTTGTAGGAGATAGCTATCGTCATGATGGAATCCTTCTTGAAATCCAAGCCCGTAGTTTCAATGTCTACAGCAATGTTTTCCTTCTGTCCGTATAAGAAGGACAGTTCCTCTAGCTGTTCTAGTGACATTATGATCTCGTAAGGCACAATCAGTTCGCTATCCTTCTTTAGGATATACTTATTGTACCCGTTACGAATATCCTGCTGGAAGAGGGTTACGAGCTTTGGCTCAATGGATACCGAGGCTGGGTGCAGGATGGGGATGACGGGGATACCATTGTAATCAAAAGTCTTGCCACGCTTGTTAGTAATGCCAGACTTCTTAATAAGCATCTTCATGGCTAGGTTGCCACAAGTAAAGATTAGCTTTGGCTTGTACTGATCTACCGTAGCCTGTAAGTGGTTTCGGCAGATTTCCATGTTAGAGGGGGACATATCTTCCTCCTTAACATCTGGGCACTTGATTGCAGCAGCCACAGCGTACTTTTTAATTATCGGATTAACATACCCCTTAAAGACCGCCTCCTCACCCTTATCGGAAAGGTTGGTAATCTCAAACCCTCCCCAACGGAGTGAGTCCATAAGGAACAAAACATCAGTCTGCTCTGCTCTAGCGTAGTCCATATGAGCATGGATAGGCTTGGGCTTGTCTAGAATAGAACATCCTTGACAGACAGGATTATTGCAGTTTTTTCTATTCTTATAGAGATCTAAAAGGTCTACCATACTTTAGTTACCTATTATAGGTTATGAGTAAGTATTATCTTGATAACAAGCGTTTTGAGGAGTTGATCGTATTATACCTCAAGTACGATAAGAAAAAACGGAAAAAAGGCCCAAACCCATACGAGGATGAATTGATGGCCTTGTTTGATTTACTAATATCAACTATATTAGAGTCATTTAAATTTAATGTTGATCTGGAGGATGCCAAGCAAGAATGTTTCCTGCTGATCATAAAGAAGTTAAAAAACTTTGACCCCAACCATGGAAGTGCTTTTAACTACTTTACAACAGTCATACTTAATAACCTTAGGTTGGTCTACACTAAGGCTAAGAAGTATGATAAAAAAATTGCGGACCTTTTTGAGATCCGCAAAGATTCGTCAGTAATCGTTCTCGTCAATCCCGAAAGTCCAAAGAATTCTAGAAGGTAAGACTTCCTTGAATATCTTGTACTCTCTTAGTCTTTTTCTATTCTCATAGAAGTAGCAGACTGGAACTGATGTGCAGGGGATGGTCTTATCAACTTCTGTGAAAAGATCAGGAGTCTCAAAGGAATCAATCAAAAAGACTGTCGAGAACACATCATTCCCGGGCTTTTGTAATTGATCCAAGATGTAAGTACATCTGTCATCCCAAGGAGACTTAAAGAAAACAGCGAAACCGTTTTTATCTTTCTGCCCCTGTATCTGCCTGATTGATTTGAATAGATGATTTCTATTTTTTATTTCAATCAGTTCCATCATAGTTTAGGTGCTTCTTCAGCAACTGTAACGGAGCCTTCGGATTGACCTTGTTGAGCTTCCACTTCGGCACGCATCTTAGCATAGCCTTCGGGATCTTCTTGACGGAACTGTTCGATCCGCTTTGCAAAATCTTGTTGCAAGGCTTCTACTCCCTTGTAAAACAAGAACTTAGCAAAATCATCACTTGATAGATGATCGGGCTTCGCCAGTTTACAGAAGTTGTTAAAACCTTCGGCCTCGTCCTTGGCAAACTTTAGTGTAATTTTCATGCGACCTTTCTTATGTCCTTCTGATTTAAACTCAATTTTTGAGGTTGAGTTATCTAATGATACTTTTATTAATCTTGAAGATTCAAACTTTTTAGCTGATTTGACGGTCAGCTTATTATTTGAATCGGTTATTGGGAGTTGTTTTGTTTCCATAAAAGAAAACCTTTCCCCTATAATAGTCAGGAAGGATAAGAAAATATGCAAGACGAATATGATCTAAGCAAACTAGTTAAGAATAAGAAGAAGCGATTGAACAGCAAAAATAAAGGTAATACTTTCCAACGAAAGATTGCACAAATATTTAATGAACATTTACAAACTGAAGAGTTTGCTCCTACGCCGGGGTCGGGGGCATTTGCAACCACACACAACTTACCACAGCATCTTCAGATCTATGGGGACTTAATTACCCCTAAGAACTTTAATTTTGTATTAGAATGTAAAAAAGGATACAACAAAGAAAACATAGGATCTACATTTACAGATAAGTCTTTGATACGGGATGCTTTAGCGCAAGTAGAAAGAGATGCTAAGAAGTGTAATAAAATACCATTAGTAATCTTTCAACAGGATAGAAAAGATATCCTTTGTGTTATTCCTTGCACCAGTTTTCAGGATCAGTTTTTATCTAAACTAAGCTATTATGTAGTATTAAAAAAAGAGTATATAATAATAAAACTAAAAGAGTTATTAAGTATATACCCTAAGGAATCTAGTTTCTGGTTTAACTACTTCTGAAATCTATAGATAATATCCTCTATTAGTTTTCTCTGACCATGTAAGAACTTAATTAATATTTCAGAGGAATCATTTACTTGTTTGTAATCAGGACTTTCTGTTGTAAAATGTTGTAATCCTTCTTCAGAAAAGTATGATTGAATTTGTGATGATGGTCCCTGTCTTTTTATATACAGTTTACCCATTTTAACCATTTGGTATTTACCTGATTTATTTTTTACTCGTTTACCCTTACTATCTAAAACATACTTGAACATGGTAAATCCTCCCGCTGTTCCGGGTATAAATTCAAACTCATTTGGATTTGTAGTAACTTGATCCATAAAATAGTTTACCATTTGATTATGGCCTACAGAAATAGTTTTTGGTTTTTTTTCACCAAATACTTGAATTTGTGATATCATGTCAAACTCTGGGGCAATAGTGCTAGACCTAAACATTTCCACAAGTTCTTGCGTAGCCTCTGCTTTATTTTTTGGACCTTTTGAATATTTTGCTTTTAGATTATCAATAACTAACTGATGTCTAATATCTCCCATAACTAATTTAATAGATTCAATATCAGACGCTCCGTCAATAGCAGTCTTTATAGCTTGATATTTTTTTGATACTTCTTCAGATGGATTCTCCCCAAATATTGATGTTAAATCTATGCTATTTACTTGATCTACTAGTTTAGATTTTACTTTTTCTAAGTCTTTAGGTTTAATTTTATACTCAACACCAGCACCCTTTGGAGGACTTATAGTATCTAAAAGTTTATCAATACTATCAAAACTTTTGTTTAATGATTTTATTAATTGTGATGACCTTTGTGTTTTTTCTAAATAAGATGTAATCATGGTCGTGCCAAACTTAACACCATCTTTAAGGGTCATGTATGTTTTTAATCCAACTGCCACTGCTATTTTAGCATCTTGGTTTCTTAATTTTTTTCCACCTAAGTAAGATTTTTCTATAGTTTGAGATTGTAGAAGCAATGAATCTATTTGTTTTTGTGGTATCCCATCTCTAAGCAGAGACTCTCGTAAAGAATTTTCATCTTTATACAATTCAATTATGTCGGGCTTCTTTGCATTTACATTACCTTTTTCTCCGACAGTAAACGCATCTATCGGCTGTCTTCTTTCTGCATATGTTTGTGCTGTTAATTTCAATCCCGTTATTACTATGTTGTTTAACATGTTTTCGATGTCAGCTTCAGACCACCCACCACTATTAGTAACGGCATGCTTTTTTAGTTCTTCAAGATACATGTATGCTTCATCTGATATAGCTACATTTCCTACCCCATCTCTAAGTAAACTTTTTGTTACATCAGATAAGGTATCTGAAGAAAACTGGTTTTTTATACCTCTTACTTTTATAAATAATTTATCATACAATTTCTTTCTATCTTCTGCTGATGTAGTAGCTCTTAATTGAGCAAAAATAGGAATTGTAATTTCAACAACTTTTTCTGCAAATGTTCCTATTTTATTGTTTAGCTGGCTATCTACTTTTCCTTCACCAGCAAGTAATTTTGACAGTGATCCTTTAAATGTCGGTTTGTGCTTTGCGTATTCTTCCTTTAATTCAGGGTTTGATTCCTTTTCAATTAATTGAAGATAAGTTTTTGCTAATACAGTCAGTGGGTGATTATCTTGCAATCCACCTAAAATTAAACCTCTATCACTACTTTGAGTAGGAATGATTCGAACATTTTTTCCACTATCATCAAATTGAAAATGATTTAAATATATGCGATCTGAATAATCAATTGGTTTTCCATCAGATAAATTTTTTATAGCACCAGTAAGAGCTTTTATAGATTTAGCAGCTTGTTGTCTTAAGAAAAGGTCTACAGTTTCAGGGTTCTTTTCAGAAGATGTTACTGAGAATGCTGTAGATGTATTATCTATTTTTATAAAATATGCAGGATGTCCTAGTTTGGTAAGTAGGGAGTGAGGACGGCCACCGCCTGCATCTAAACCAGTCATTAAATCAAGAATACTTCTATCACTTAAATTATGAAAAGAATCTTTTAATTGAGTTAATTGTTGTATTTCTAATTCCAACTCTTGTTTCAAGTCTTCATTATCTGTTCCTTGCGCTAATGCTTGTTTTTCTACAATAACTGATTCCCATAAATCTTTAAATTTACTTGAAGCAAAGATACTCATTGCATCTGTAGTAGCAGCATCTACGGTTTTAAATACTTCTAGATCATGCTCAGATTTAAATTTTTCCGATGCTAACGCTTCTATTTCTTGCTGTCTTCTAATTAAATATTCTTGATTTATTACTTCTGCTCGTGATGCCGCTTTTTCCGCTCCCGTCTTTCCTTGCTGTACAGGACCTTCATCCTCTTCAGGTGCAGAGACTCCTAATAAAGCATATCCAATCAAAGACTTTACTTTTTCTTGTTTCTCTGGTGGCAATGCGTCTATGGTTCCAACAGCAATTCTTGGTGCAGAAATTCCGGGAATTTTTTGATTTTTTTCTATGTGACCAAAAGAAATACCTTTTTCCCCATTCATTATTTTTACATTATTAACAGTAACAAATGGTAAAGTAGCTTGGTTACTACCGGGTGCTTTTACTGGTTCTTTTGATAAACCTGCATTACTTTTAACAGCATCTTCGTATGCTGCTATAGCATCTTCTTTAGATGCTTCTTGTTCATTTATTTTATTTGCACCGTAGTATGCTGATATTAATTCTTTTAAGTATTCCATATAATGAGAAACCCACCCAGCCTGAACTGGATGGGTTACCTTTCTGTATTTAATTATAGATCAAGTATTTGTGTTGGCGTTCTGAACAATGAAATCATAACGGAAAGTTGCTTCGATTGTATGGAACTCGTTAGTTGAGTAGTTAAACTCAGCTTGCTTCCAAGACTTAGGATACACACCGTAAAGCCGTGTGAATGACATTGGCTTACCCTTGTTATCCAACTGAACTATATCTGCAACTGTTTTAAAGTTGCCGACTACACCACCGGGGGTAACTTGTCTACCATTTTCAAACTCTCCTGTAACTGGATTGTAAATTGTTTTTATCCAGTCAAACAATAGAGAACTCATCTTAGTTTTGTACAAGTTATCAAATTGCACAGTTAGTTCTTCTGGGCTTGCTTTGCCGGGGTAGAAGACTTTATCGTTTACACGATGGACTTCTATATCTTCTACAGTGTAACCAGTCTGGCTTACTGACTTGGCAGCCAAGGTCAAAGGACGATCAACACCATTGGCAGCAGCAACGGGAACATTGTAGAATGTGATTTCCCATTGATATGCACGCACGGAATCGAGATCCTGTGACACCATAGGGAGTTTCTTTCCCTGAAGGTTACGATTCTGAGATGTAACGAATAGTGGATTATATGGCATAGTCTATACCTTTCAGCTTCCTAGCTTGGCTGATTGATTAGTAACATTGATTTCGAATACAATGATTTCTGCGGTCTTGGTTGGCTTGAGTAAAATCTTGCACCAAAGTTCGTTGCGATCCACTCTAGCGGGAGTGTTAGTTGTTTCATCGCAAACCACCTTGTACTCTGTGATACCCCGTCTTCTACGAATATCGTCAAGGAGAGGATCTACCACACCAACAATATTTTCCCATGTTATTGGGTCGTTAGGTTCAAACACAAACGATTGAGTGCTTGCGAGTAGAACTTTGCGTAGGTAGATCATTAGTCTACGAACATTGATTCTATCCAAGGCACTTGGATTACGCTGTGCTGTGCGTTGACCAAAGATTGT